CGACTTTAAATTGTGATTTCCTTGTTTTTAGAACAAGCTTCGTTTCAAATGTCTTCTTTTGAAAGAAAGCTCCGTAATGCTACGGACTTATCCCCTCATGATCTCCAATCAATTAAAGAGATCGTGAGTTCCGATACTGAATATAGTCGGAAATGTACATGTGTTTTTAGTGATACATGTGACTATTGCACAGCACTAAAACTTCGGTTTGATATTTACCAAGCAGATGATGAACAATGTATTATCTGTGACCAATATCAACCACCTACTGCTCTTGATTCTGCAGTTTCTCTTGTGTCAGACCTTGACGAGGTTTTTGACACACCCAGGGTTCAACTTCCTTGGTTTGTTTTTCTTGGCTATATGTCCCATGGCCATACATTGGACCTTTTGGCTGACCCAAATTATCCATTTGATTCTATGCCCGACCTTACGATTGTTCGATCATGGCAATTCAATCAGCTAATGGATGAGTTAAAACGTCCTTCTGAAAAGAACTTAGATTTTGTCCGATCTTTAGTTTACGAGATTCTTGCGCGAAAACATGATTTACAGTTTGTTCGTTATGTTTGTTCCTTGTATCGTATTGCCACAATGAAGGTTCTCGGATCTCAATTTAAGAGGCGTCGGAGTGTTGGCTCTGTTCGTACTGCTTCACGAAAGAAAAATGAGTATTTTATTCCACCAAGTCGTCCTCCACGTGTTCAGCGTCAAGAGGAACTTCGGTTAGAAGAAACTCAACAAAAGGCGGTTTATGAGCCACGCCTCATTTCTGAGTTGCTTCCGGGTTCGAAGTCAGATGGTTTGACTATTGGGCCTATTAGGGTCGCTTCACGTGAAGAGTTCTCCCGTTTAGCTTCAGCTTTTGTTAGAAACAAAGGTTTATTTTTGGAAATTTTGTCATCAAAGGCTCCCTTATCCAGCTTTCAGAGTCGTCTCACTCAGAAGATACAGTCCGATGGCAATTTTCGACACAAATTGGAACGTTTTCTAGCAGAGGGTCATTCTGTTTTGCAGATGCGTTCCGCTTTTCCGCGTTATGACCCTCAAGCTGGTCATTTAGATGGGGAGTCTGATGATGAAGGATTGGATGATGCTTCATCAGGCAGATCATTTGCGGATTTTCGCGATTATGTGCCTCGAAATGTTCTTCGAGGTGTTCCGCGTCGTGTTGCTGGACATGTCTCCAATGCTTTGAAACGTACTGGGACCGAAGCCGTGTCGCTTTTGTGCGATTATTCGGATTCGGCGGAAGAACGCCAGACGAAGTTGTACGACTTGATCGTTACTACGACAACAGGAATTGCTCGTGTGGCAGTGACCATCGATTTGATTCTCAAGGCGGAGACGAGACTCCAGAAATTGGAGGTCCTTTTCTTATACCTCTCCGCATACCCGGTGACTGATTATCTTACCCGGGCGATGGAGTACTTCTCGAGTGAGACTTCTATGCTGCAAGGGTCTGTTATGGATGATTTCTTGAGTGACGCTTTTTCTTTTGTCGGGATAAGTCACATCCTTAGTCAGTTCCTTGGAGCCCCGCTTTCTGGTATGGATTTTTTACGAGACCGTTTACGTAATCTTTCTCGAATGAAAGATGGGGATCAACCATTGAGGAATTTTTGGTTAGCAATGAAACGATTTGTCGCCGCTGTTGGGCAGTGTTTTTCAACCGGAAGTTTGGACCCGTTGTTCGCTGTAGGAGAAACACCTCAAGAGGTTTTATTTGAGTCTGAATCTCTTATGACTTACAGAGATAATATCACTGGTCTTACCCACGAACAGCAAAGTGAATCAATGGAGAAATTGCGCAAGACTAAGAAAATTCCGAATTATTGGACGCGCACTTTTCTCGGCACGGAGTATCTGGATAAAGCGCAAGAGTTGATTAAGAAGTTGGACCTTCTCTTGCCTGTGGTGGAAAGTGAGTCAAAGTCTCTGTATCTTGCCGCACGTGCACGCCTTTACACTTTTGTGTCTTCAAACGTCAATGCCTTAGCCGTTAATGGGCAGCGTTTACAACCGCTTGGTGTCGCGCTTGTTGGTGAGCCAGGTGTTGGTAAAACCAATTTCACTAAGCTCCTTTATCGTTATATCGGTACAGCTCGTGGGTTTTCGACTGATGCGTCAGGTATTTATAACTGGAAAACTGATGTTAACTTTCAAGATGGACTAAATCCTGGACATTGGGTTATTGTCGGTGATGACCTTGATGTTGGTGATAAGACTTGTACGGCGGGAGTCTCTAATCATGTTGATGCCATTATGAATATCGTTGACAACAAACCCTTTCCCGTGGAGTCTGCAGCTGTGGATCTGAAAGGGACCAACTTTGCGAGACCTTTACTCTACTTGCATTGTACGAACTTTCGTGATTTTAAGTTGACTGGTTTTACGCGCCAGACTGAAGCTATTTTTCGTCGACTCCCCATTAAGTTGGATGTTTCAGTGCTGCCTCAGTATGCTAAGGGGAACTCAGTTGATTCTAGCAAGGCCAAAGGTGTGATCGACATTCATGCCATTAAAGTTTTTGAGTTTGATTTTGCTAAACGGGATTATGAGTTGTTCCGTGTTATGTCGACTACTGAGTGTCTGCGTTATTTGCGAGAACGGTTTGATGCCAATTTAATGCAGCAGCAAGGCATGGCAGCCGTTGATTCAATTCGCTTGTGTGAGAAATGTTGTATCCCTGTACCTGGTGTCTTGCGTCTTTGCGTCTCTTGCTCTACCCCTGTGTTGCAGGGACAAGGACCATCCACTATGGCTACAGCCACCCGTGCCCTAGAGAATTTTAATGAGATCTCAGAGCATATTAAGCGTACTGATTTGGTCAATCGTGTTGACCAGTTGACTAATGACGTTAGTGAAACTATTCGTCCAGCACTTACTGTCCAGCGCAGTGTTGTGGGCACGGTACGATCTTTGGCTGATTTTGTCATCCAGAATAAAGCTTATTTTACTATAGCTGCTGGTATGGCTTCACTCATCGCGATTTACCTGTCACAAGAATCTTTACAGGGTCGAATTAACAACAGTACACAGACAGTTCCAGCCAATTTTGTTCGTGTATCTGATGTGAAACCCTTAGGTGCAGCTTTTAAGCAGGTTACATTCACAGAGGATGAATTAAAGAAGCGAATTAGGGAGAATCTAGCAGAACTTTATAACCACCAGAATGGTGAGTTTCAACACTCTTATGCTCTGCGTGTGGGTGTTGATTCTTTTGTGGCAAACCAGCATATGGCCATGACTGGTAAACTTGAACTTCGTTTTCGGGGACTGTCTTATGAGTTTTATCCGACTGTTGACACTGTGGCACAAATTGGGACAAAAGATCTGGTTTTGTTGAAGATTCCTGGAGTTCCAGCAGCCCCTACTTGTTTACCTATGTTTTGGGTTGACCATGATTTGTCTTATTCCACTTTTGACAGTGCGTATTTGGTTGGACCAGATTTTGAGATGCATACAACACGCAATCTCATTATTTCTGAACAAATGCATGGTTTTTCTGGCCTTTCTTTGGAATCTGATTGTGATACACAGGCTGGCTACTGTGGTTTACCGATGGTGGCGCAAGTCGGTAGTGCCTTTAGAATAGTTGGTCTTCATCACTCCAAAGCCAATCATGTGAGAGGATATAAGTTGATGTCATCTGCTCGTGCTCCACTTCTATGTAAGACTGAGATTGTCTTGGCATCAGGAGCGTTAGCTAGCAGTTTACAAAGTGGATCTCTTGTACAGAGTTGTTTTCCTAAGGGCATCAAGCAACAAGATTTGAATGACCCCATGTGCTCAGAGTTAGCTCTTGCTTTGGAGGGGGGAGCCCATGCTGTCAATTTGGGTCATGATGCCAATGCAAGTCAGTTTTCTGCTAGTAAGTCAAAGTGCATGAATTCTTGCTTTTATGACAGGATAGAACCTTTTTGTAGGGAGTTGACGGGAATACCGCATTACTGGCAAGTCCCACATATGAAAGGTAAGATGATTGAGGGCCAATGGCATTCTGGTTACCAGAATATCTTTAAAACTTTACAGAATCCTGAGTGTTATTCAATGTTTTATGCTCCTATACTTGACTACGTGGAACCTTTGCGTAGCTTGGACACGACAGGTTATTCCATGCTATCGTTGGATGAAGCGATCAGAGGAGTTGAGTCTTCAGTGATCAACCCTTTGAATTTTCAAACATCTATTGGGCCTCCTTTTTTTGGGCCAAAATCCCAATACATAACTCAAGATGGTCATGTTGATCCTGTGTTGATGGCACAGATAGAAGAGATTAATTCTCTCTTAGCGCAAGGGGAGATTCCAATTGTCATGGCTACATGTACGTTGAAGGATGAACCCGTTAAGAGTTCAAAGAATGAGGTGCGTGACATTCGGGTTTTTAATAATATTAGTGCAGCTCTTAATATTGTTACTAAACAGTATTTTGCTCCGATCCAGGCGTTTATGCGCGCTAATGCCATGTGCACGGAGTCCATGGTTGGGATAGACATGTCACGCGATGGGGGGCAGCGCATTTTTGAGCGCGCTCGCGTTGTCGACCCCACTTTACAGAACTGTGTAGAGGGTGATTTCAAGAAGATGGATAAATCAATAGGTGGGTGTGTCACATGGGCTATCGTTGAGGTCTATAAAGAGATCGCCGCAATCCTCGGTTTAGATGTTGAAAAAG